TATAATGGAAATTTTCGATAACACTCTCTGGATTTATACCAGTATAATCGGTGCATTACTTGGCGCAGCATTCCTTGCATACTTTAAAGATACTAACATGGGTATCTGGTGTTATGGAAAATTAGACAGTTTTGTAGATTACTTGGTGCATAAATATGATTGGAAGTGGTTAAGACAACCAGAAGATGCGTGGAGAAAGAAGTACCCACATGTCACCAAAAAGATTGATGAATTAGAAACTCGTATAAAGAAGCTCGAAAATGGCAACAGTTAAAAGTTTAGATACCGAAGTAGAACTTCTCAAAAGGGAAGTTACTGAGATGAAACAAATACATCTTAGGTTAGATTCTGCAATCGAAAAGATTGCTGACGTATCACAGTCTCTCCATACTATCATGGCAGTCCATGAGGAAAAGTTAATGCGTCAGGAAGATCAGTTGGAACAACAGGAAAACGAATTTAAAAATACAGTACAAGAATTACATAGTCGTATTACGTCCAATGCAAAAGAGTCTCTTCAACATCAGACAGATATGGAGCGCCGTCTAGTAGATGCTATGACTCAACATAACACCAAGGCAGACGCTTACTTCGTTCAACTGAGAGATGAACTATCTACCAGAGTTGGAGTGCTTGAGAAATGGCGATATGTCATCATTGGTGGTTCTATTGTTATTGGATTTGCACTCACAGAAATACTTCCTGCCATGATGTAAAACCTCTTGACATCTTAGCCTCTTTCGTGTATCATAGGTACTATGAATTATATTGATACTAAGTATGTCTCCCTTATCGGCTCACGGTTAAGAAACTTCTCCAAGAAGAAAGATCACTTGTGGAACTTCTCTTGTCCGTATTGTGGCGATTCATCTAAGAAGAAAAACAAGGCACGAGGTTTTGTTTACAGAACAAAGAATGATTTGTTCTTTAAATGTCATAACTGTGCCATGGGTACAACTGTTGCTAAACTCATTGAGTATGTAGATTCAAATCTATACAAAGAGTATGTAATGGAACGGTACAAAGATGGTTCCAATGGTACTCCCTATAAGGGTGGGTACAAAACTCCCAAACCTAAGTTCGACTTCACAGCACCGAAGTTCAAACCTCGTTTGGGTAAACTAAAAACTTTTGCAGAATTAGAAAATAATCACCCTGCTGTGTCGATTTTAAGTGAAAGATCGCTGCCCAGAGATTCTTGGAATGATATATATTTCTGTCCTAAGTTTTTTGAGTTCACCAATACTCAAGTCCATAATAAGTTCCCTGTGTTGGACGGAGATCATCCTAGAATGATTATTCCGTTTCGCAAGGAGAACGGACAAATATTCGCCTATCAAGGTAGATCATTTGGTGATGAGAAACAGAAGTACATTACAATCATTCTGGATACAGAATATCCCAAAATCTTTGGGATGGATAGAGTAGACCCCAATCTTAACATCTATGTTACTGAAGGGCCTTTCGATAGTTTGTTTCTTGATAACGCTGTTGCAGTTGCACAGAGTGATTTGCGTGTGCCTCAGTTTAAAGATAAGGCAGTACTTGTACCAGATAATGAACCTAGAAACCCAGAGATTTGTAAACAAATTGAACGGTGTATTGAAGAAGGATACAAGGTATGTCTTTGGCCTAGTACAATAAAAGAAAAAGACATTAATGACATGATTCTCTCTGGCAAAACGTCAGCGGAGGTTTTAGGAATTATACATAGTAACTCCCATTCGGGGTTAAAAGCACAAACCGTTTTCAACAACTGGAAGCGTACATATTAGATAAATGGAGAACACAAATATGAAAAGTCTGGCAGAAGTTATTATTCCCTTCACCAAGACTGAGGGAGACATGGGTCTCGACCACCTCGGTATAAAAATCAACAGAAAAAGAGACAAAGAATTATCAGAACAAGCGTACAAACTTCTTAAAGACTATTATTGTAATGACAACGAAGACTCCCCCCAAATGGCATTTGCAAGAGCATCTGTCGCATACTGTGATGGGGACTTAGCACTTGCACAACGTATATACGATGCTGTGTCTAAGGGACATTTTATGTTTGCATCTCCAGTATTATCAAACGCACCAGCGCCTGGCAAGAAGGCGAGGGCATTACCCATCTCATGTTTCTTAACATATGTACCAGATTCACTTGAAGGACTAATCGACCACTCAGCAGAGTTGCGTTGGTTGTCTGTCAAGGGTGGTGGTGTTGGTGGACACTGGAGTGATGTTCGTGCCATCTCAGACAAAGCGCCCGGCCCAATGCCATTTTTACATACTGTAGACGCAGATATGACTGCATATCGACAGGGTAAAACTCGTAAAGGTTCTTACGCAGCGTATATGGATGTCTCACACCCCGACCTGATAGAGTTCCTTAACATGCGTATACCTACTGGTGACGTTAACCGTAAGAACCTAAATTTGCACCATGCAATTAATATCACAGACGATTTCATGCGGGCAGTAGAACGTAATGAGATGTGGGACTTAAAAGACCCACACGAAGATACAGTTCGTGAAACCATGCCTGCTAGGACGTTATGGCAACATATCTTAGAGACACGGTATCGTACAGGTGAACCATACCTAAACTTCATTGACACTGCTAATCGTGCATTACCACATACAATGAAAGCAAAGGGACTGAAGATACATGGTTCAAACCTATGTAACGAAATCCACTTGCCGACATCAGAAGACAGGACTGCTGTGTGTTGTCTTTCTTCTCTTAACTTGGAGAAGTTTGACGAATGGAAAGACGGAACACTTGTTGCTGACCTTATTCGATTCTTAGATAACGTATTGCAATTCTTTATTGACAATGCTGGTGATGAGATTAGTCGTGCAAGATATTCTGCAACTCAAGAACGTAGTCTTGGACTAGGTGCAATGGGTTGGCACTCACTTCTACACCAGAAGAGAATTGCATTCGATTCTCTACAAGCACGAGAACTAAATCAACATGTCTTTAAATTAATCAAAGAGGAAGCAGTTAAGGAATCTCTACGACTAGGTGCAGAGAAGGGTGAGGCTCCTGATATGCGTGGTACTGGTAGACGTAATGCACATCTACTGGCGATTGCCCCTAATGCAAACTCTAGTATTATTGTGTCAACATCCCCATCTATTGAACCAGCGAAAGCGAATGCATATACACATCGTACTCGTGCTGGTTCTCATTTGGTACAGAACAAGTACTTGGAAGAAGAACTAGAAAAGGTTGGACAGAATAAGGAATCTGTTTGGTCTGGTATCATTACTGGAGGCGGTTCAGTGCAACATCTAGACTTCCTGTCAGATAATATCAAAGAAGTGTTTAAGACTGCAATCGAACTTGACCAGTTAGTACTGGTTGAACAGGCTGCAGATAGACAAGAGTATCTATGTCAAGGACAATCGCTAAACTTATTCTTCTCTGCTAATGCAAATAAGAAAGAGTTGCATAGAAGTCACTTCGCTGCATGGAAGTTAGGAACTAAGGGTCTGTACTACCTAAGAACGGAAAGTTCACAAAAGGCAGAAAATGTATCGTTGAAAGTTGCTCGTGATGCATTACAAGATTTTGAAACACAAACAATGGAATCACAAAACGAATGTGTCGCTTGTGAAGGTTAAAGGATAAAAAATGAAAGTAGAAATTTATAGTAAGTCGCATTGCCCATTCTGTCAGAAGGCCAAACATTGGTTTGATTCTCATGGATATGATTACACAGAAACAGTATTAGACAATGAAGAGGAAAGACTATCTTTCTATCAACGTGTACCTAATGCTCGTTCTATGCCACAAATCTTTATTGATGATAAACTGATTGGTACATACGACCAGTTTATTGCCATTGCAGATACATTTGTAAAGAAGAAAGGTGGTGGGTTGTTGGAGTTCTCAGAAACTTACAAACCATTCCATTATCCTTGGGCAGTTGAAATCACAACAAGACACGAGAAGGTTCACTGGATTGAAGATGAACTTGACTTGTCTGAAGATGTTGCTGATTGGAAGTCTGGTAAGATTAATGCTATTGAGAAGGAATACGTTACGAACATCCTTAGACTGTTCACACAGTCAGATGTTGCAGTAGGACAGAACTACTACGACCAATTCATTCCTAAGTTTAAGAACAATGAAGTACGAAACATGCTTGGTTCGTTTGCAACTCGTGAAGGTATCCATCAACGTGCATATGCATTGCTTAATGAGACACTTGGATTGTCAGATGCAGAGTATCATGCTTTCCTTGAATACTCAGAGATGGCAGACAAGATTGAATTTATGATGGACAGTGATCCGAATACAGTTCGTGGACTTGGACTGTGCCTTGCAAAGTCAGTGTTCAATGAAGGTGTTGCTCTGTTCGCATCATTCGTGATGTTGTTAAACTTTCAACGTGCTGGTAAGATGAAAGGTATGGGTAAGGTTGTTGAGTGGAGTATTCGTGATGAATCTATCCATGTCGAAGGCAATGCTAAGTTATTCAAGGCATATTGTGCTGAACACCCTCGTATCGTAGATGACGAATTTAAGGGACATATATATGAGATGGCAAGGAACGCAGTTAAGTTAGAAGACAGGTTCATTGACTTGGCGTATAAACTTGGTGACATCGAAGGACTAGGTGAAAAAGAAGTGAAACAGTATGTGAGATACATTACTGATAGAAGACTTCTTCAACTTGGACTTAAAGGGAATTACAAAGTGAAAGAAAATCCATTACCTTGGTTGGAGTGGATTCTCAACGGCGCAGACCATACGAACTTCTTTGAGAATAGAGTAACTGAATATGAGGTTGCTGGTTTAACAGGTAAGTGGGATGATGTCTACGCTGCATAATAATAACAGGCAGGGAAATTAATGAGTAGTACTAGAAAAGAAATCTTATGTGACGGATGTGATGCAGTCTTTAGATTAGCCCACAACATGGACGAATGGAGTTATGCTATAACCTATTGTCCATTTTGTTCTGAACCATTAGAAACAGAGAATGAAGATGCTCTGTTCGATGAGGAAGAGGACGAAGATTACTAGATGTCACAATGGACGTTTGACGGAACCCTTGTTGAAGAACTACCAGAAGATTGTGAGGGCTTTGTATATCTGATAACTAATCTTACTAACGGACAAAAGTACGTTGGAAAGAAACTAGCACGTTTCAAGGTTACAAAGCCCCCACTAAAAGGAAGGAAGAACAAAAGACGTTCAACTAAAGAAAGTGATTGGAGAACCTATTTTGGTTCTTCAGATCATTTGAACGCTGATGTCAAGGAACTTGGAGAAGACAAGTTCGCCAGAGAAATCCTATACTATTGTCAAAGTAGAGGTATGTTAAGTTATCTAGAAGCTAAAGAACAATTCGATAGGAAAGTCCTATTGACAGATGAGTATTATAATGGTATAATAAACGTCAGAGTAGGAAGTTCTAAGGTTTTAAAAGAAGAGTATGCAGATAAGTTCTAGCGAACATGCAAAAATATCATTACTTTTTGTAACATATGACAGTACTATTGACATAAATATATGCGAACGACCCCCCAAAGGAGATTCAAAAATGACCATTAACATGGACAGAGTGAGCATGCTCGCTAATAATTAACTAGGGATGCTATGCGTCCCTTCATCATTTTAAGAGGAAAAATAAAATGACAAAATGGATGCTGGATTTGTTCAAACCAAAACCACAGAAGAATGATATTGTACGTTTCATACGGACAGAATATCCAAACGAAGTAAGGCACTTACATGATATTGATGTACTTGCATACTACGAAAACATAATGACTAAAAGGAGAACCTAAAAATGTCAGTCGGTTTATTTTTAAACCAAAGTTACAAACACACATGTACTGTTTGTGATTGGATAAGTAAAGCATGTACAGCGGTATTAATTACAAGTATCGCTATAACAGAAGCATCAGGAAGAGCGAGGGCTGCATCAGAACTATCCAGAATGGGATATCATGCAGAAGCGAAAAGGTTGATGTTGGAGGATAGATTATGAGTCAGTTGATAATGAAACTAAGAGAGAACGAGAAGGTATGTAAATATTGTGATATTGCAGAAGGAATCTTCTTGGCGGTATTTCCTTTGTTACTACCAATATTGATAGTAGTTGCGACAGCAAATCAATGGTAGTATAACTTTTTTAAATTAATTTTAAAATAAATGATAAGTCCTTGTTTTTACAGGGACTTTTTTTTGACTTTTTTTCAGAAAAGACTTGACAAATGTTATGATAACATGTATACTGTATAGGTAAGATAAAGAAAAGGAAATAATCATGGAAACAATTTTTATTAGTGCGAACAACGGTGGACTTGAGATTTACAAGGGTGCTGGAAACTTGATTGCTGGAAACATCCAGACTGCAAAGACTTTCAAATATGTGATGGAGACTCATAATATCGACCCTGATTATGTAGACATGTATTACACAAGTAGTATGGACTTTGCAGATGAAGTAGGATTTGAACACTATGGTGACGCAAAGAGACTTGCTGAAGAGGGCCTTGAGTTGATTGAAAGAACTCGTACTTATAACAAATAGTTATATGCATATACCAAAAAAGTATAAAAAAAGTGAAATTAACTCTTGACTTTTGTTCCGATAACAAGTATAATGGTTACATAAGATAGAGAAAAGGGAAAAATTATGATGAAATCTAAGTTAGTAGTTCAAGAAGTTCAAGAAGTAATAGAGTTTGCCGAGTATGTAAAGACTTTCTATGGTGAAGGTGGTGTGTATCCTATTGGTGCAACAACCGAAATGATTGCGAAATCTACCCAGATGTACTTTGATTCTCTTACTGAGGAAGTGACTTGGGGTGGTGGAGACAGCATCGACAGGGAACGTGTTCGTGATATTATGATTGAAGAATTTAAATTGGAGTGGAAATAATGGGATTATTAGTTAGTGTTTATAAGAGTGGTGGTACTGATTGTACCAATGGTGGAATTACCTCTACTGATATCAAAGGTTTATGTGTAAAAAATATTGATGGGCCTTTCACGCCCTCTGAAAATTACCCTGCCGCTTTCTTGGTAGTTCGTCATTTTGGGTTCGGTTCTGCATTGTCGATTGTTCCAGAAGAAAACTTCAAGGGACAGCATATGTTTGGTGGAAACTACGCCTCAACTTCAGACAGTCGCTTCGGTGAGGCTGCTCGTGAGATGTTAGATGGTGAACAGTACTGGATAGGTGCTGTCCCAATCCATGATAGGGCTGAATAAAAATGAAAAAAGTTGAGAAAAGTTCTTGACTTTGTTGTGAAAACAACGTATAATGTATGTATAAATTGAGAAAAGGAAAAGATTATGGAACAAGCACTTACTGATTATATCACACAACGCAATGCAGAAACCCAAGCGTGGTTAGATGCTGGTGAAGGCCGTATCGCTGGATTCATTCCAACCGACCCTGCTTTCTTTGAAAGTAATGGGTGGACAACTCTTGTGCAATACAAGCGTGCTATGTTAGAAGAAGATGCGTACTATATGTGTGCTGATGCATACTCTAAGAGTTATGCTCGTGCAATGTCTTTCCAATTCAAAACAAATGCAGAGTTAGAATCTTTGTGTGATTCGTATGGTGATGTCATTGAGTCAAACATAAAGGAAGAGGCTGAGTGGGCTCAGAAGTGTGTGGATACATTCCAAGCAATTCTTACGGATGCCATCAACACTGGCGCTCGTGATGAAGAGACTGCTCTACGTTGGTTAACTGAAGAAGAAGATTTCTACGGCCTCCAAGATGTAGAATCCTTTGTGTATGGATATGGTATCCTGTTCACCAAATATGGTAAGGAACTTGTGAAGAAGTTGCAGTCAATTGTTAAATATGTAGAGGTGGCTTAATATGGTAAATGAATTACATGACTTAAATCTATTAGAAGGAATCTTGGATAAGGTTCAAGGTGCATTTTTAAAGACACCGACCTCTAAGGAACAACGATTTGCTATAAGTCAACTACAGGGAATGGTTGCTGAGAAACGTAAAATCATTGCTGACTTTGAAAAGGAGTTTGAGAATGACGATGCCGAATGAAAGAAGGAATGCTGTTAACTATACTAGGCAATTTCTATTTGACTTAATGGATCCCAAGAAAACACCACGAGTGCCAAGTGCTATTCGTAAAGAAGCATATCGTTGCCTAAAGCATTACCCTGGCGAATATCATATGGAAGAGGCGGAAAAACAAGCCCCTAAAATATTTGGAGAATGGAATAGTGGATTATAATCCCGACAACTGGGTAATATTAAAGATCAAAGAAGGCAAAGGTACATTCCCCTTCTACAAAGTTCTAGCAGGATGGAGTGGTGGTTACTTAGGTGGTGACAGTTGGCGAATGAACAGCGGTGTTACCCAAGTTAAAGAAGATGGTGACTACTATGAATTCTATGGCGAAAGTGGTTCTTGTTATAGATGCCACAAAGAAGTTTATGGTTTGCGTATGAATAACGCAGGCGTCTATAATCAGTTAAGAGAACAACAGCAATTCGAAGGGCAAGTACAAATGATGCCCGAAGATACTGATTGGTTGAAGTTAGTATGATTAGTTATAGCACAAACATGATGGGCCCTTGGCATACGAGTTGGTATACTGAAAGAGGACTTACTCACAAAGCAACTCGCATAGTGACTACTGACATCATCAAAGGATACTCTGAAGGTGACACAATAGAATATGATGAAATAACCACACATTATGCTGGTGGTAGAATAGATATTCGTGGCGTTCCAGATGAACCATATGGTCTCGAATATGGTCTAGCGGTGATGCACGGCGAGGATTGGAACGCATTAAGTGAATGGTTATATGGCTTTGAGTCTAAAGAGCTTGTATCAAAAGACTCTCTCATAGAACAATTTGAAAATGATTATGGTAAAAAGATAAGGTGGTGGAAGAACTAATGAAAGTTAAAATAGGAAAGTATCCGACACATCGTTGGTATCACAACTGGTTATTTGAGAAGTTCGGTATTACAAATGAACCCAAAGTATCTGTTCATATAGATGACTTTGATACTTGGAGTATGGATCATACTCTTTCATACATTATTGAACCCATGCTCAAGCAACTCAAAATGACCATGGATGATTTCCAGTTAGTGGTTGATGTCGATAATAAAGATGTTCCAAAGGAACTCCGTCCTACTAAGAAAGAACTAACAGCATACACAAAAAATGGTGAGACTGATAGCAAGTTCTTTGATCGTTGGGATTGGGTAATGGGAGAAATGATTTTTGCCTTTGAGAGCAAACATAACGATTGGGAAGAACAGTTCCAATCAGGCGAACATGACACCCATTGGATCGAACTAACCGAAGGCGAGCATAAAGGTATGAGCGAAATGGTTAAAGGGCCCAATTACACCTTTAAAATAGATATGAAAGGCCGTAAAGCATATCAAAAAAGAATATCAAATGGTTTTAGATTATTTGGTAAATATTATGAAAATTTATGGGCTTGAACAAGAACAAGATCATCACCGAAATGAAATCTGGTGATTATGAAAACCTCGTTTTGGTGTTTGATAAATACTTTGGCGATTATGTAATCTTAGAGAGGTAATACCATGACTCCCATTGAATATGCTGTTATAACAACATGTATACTTGCAGTATTTTATTATGCCGGCGTTTACGTTGGTAAACAAAAAGCAATAGCAGACGTTGTTGAAAATACCCTTAACATTCTTGAGAAGGGTAATTACATCAAAGTAGTCTATAATGAGGAATTAAAAGAAAAAGAATTAATATCTCTTGACAAGATCAGTTAATTCTGGTACTATGTAGTAGTAAAGAGTGAAAACTATGATATATGAAACGAAAGAAGAGGCAGTGATTGCTGCCAAATTAATGTGCGAGACACTAGAAACATATGTTCGAATAACACTTTGTCCAAATGGCAAGGGGTATGAACTGTTCGGTACTGGTGAGTTCGTAATGAATGTGAAGGAAGAATTATGAATATTAAATTAATCGGAACTGTTCTTGCAACAAGTCTTTTAGCAACATCAGCGTTTGCTGGTGACCCATCTGTTGAAGACAAGTATAAAGTTGTTGAAACGTCTGTTCCAAGTACGCAAAATGTCTGTCAAAATGTACAATTGCCTATCTATGGTAATGTTGGCGGAGGCGGTGCATCTGGTACTGACGTATTAGGTGGTATGATTATCGGGGGGTTACTTGGTAAGGGTATCGCTGGGAACGATAAAGGTGCAGCAGCTGGTGCGGTGCTAGGTGGCATATTCCAAGCCGACAAGAAGCAGGGACAACAGGGTGTAGTTGGTTATCGCCAACAGCAACAGTGTCAACAGAATACTACATATACTACAGAGAGAAAAACAATTTACTCTCATAGTATTGTGACTTTTTACCATGAGGGTAAACAGCATAGGGTTAGATTTAATCGTTATCAATAACGGTTAAGACTGTCTGCCCTTAGCTCAGCTGGATAGAGCAACAGCCTTCTAAGCTGTAGGTCGTAGGTTCGAATCCTACAGGGCAGGCCAATATATTTTTAAAGGGAATGAATGAGGTATAATAAATACAATAACAAAAGAAAAGAAGTCAGTAAACCATTGGGTGGTCTGACTGTGGAAGTGCGTGATGGAAATGTCGAAGGGGCAATACGCATTATGAAGAAGAAGTTACTTGCAGATGGGTTCTTTAACGAACTCAGAGAGAGAACATTTTTTGAGTCCAAAGGAACTAAACGTAGAAAGGCTAAGAAGCAAGCTACAAGAAGGTTCCAAAGGAACATGGAAAAACGTAAAGAAGAATTTGGATATTAGTAGGTGAGATATGGCTCGAAAGACAGTAGAGAAAGATGCGACAGTGAAACCTCGCAAGAAACGGAAACCAATGACGCCAGAACAAAGACAGGCGGCAGGGGAACGACTTGCAACGGCACGAGAAAAGCGTCTACTTGAAAACCCTCCACAGTATAAAAGTATCCACCCTAGTGTGGTTGAACTTGAAGATGATGACCCTTTAAGTATGAAGAAAGTCCAGATGTGGATTAAGACACAGAAGGATTTATTGTCTGCCGCTCGAAGTGGTATTCGTAACAAGATGAAGGGCGCTGAAGCCCAAGTGAGTTTGCATGAAGGATACATAAGAAACCTTCAACGATATCTTCGTGATGGAGTTTACTGTGATACAATGTACGGTGAACATCAACAGAATAAAATCCTATACAGGTGTGTCGCTATGGCGTATCACCCAGACGGAACGCCTAAAAGATCGACTGGCGTATTTTACCCAGACCTTGGACGTACATGGACAGGAGAAATACATGACGAAGAAGAAGAATAATATCATCAACTTTCCAATTGGGAAGGATGTAAAGATAGATAACACTGGTGGATTGGTTCGTGAACACATGCTGTTCACTGATAACTTAACTGAGGGACTTGTTGTAAATATGATACACAACATGTCTGAGAATGGAATGGATACAGAACATCCATGCTTTATGAGAGATACAGCATTCTTAATTGAATTGATTAAGAGTATGATATACAGGGATGGTGGTATGACTCATCCCTTACAAGATTTTACAAAACTGTTCGTAACGTATACAGAAGACGATGGTATACCTACAATGGACATTGACCTTGATATGATAAGTGATGTGTCTGAAGAATTGTTTGGTGAGGATAATGACAGAGAAGAGTAGGGTAAGATTTAAACATTGGATTAATGGTGAAGAACTTTCTGCTATTGGAGAAATAATTTCTGTTGTTAGTCCACAAAGTGATCGTATAGTCGTTCTAAAGGATGATGGGATATATGAAGATATACTCAAAAATACAATCATAGATATAACGCCCCTTTAGCTCATTTGGTAGAGCAAGGCATTTGTAATGCCTAGGTGGTTGGTTCGAATCCGACAAGGGGCTCCAGATACGGAGTATAGCACAGCTTGGTAGTGCGCTGCGTTTGGGACGCAGAGGTCGTAGGTTCGAATCCTACTACTCCGACCAAAAAACTATTGACAGACTGATAGAAACTTGGTATAATAGTATATTAATAAAGTGAGAAAATTATGATTATAGTTGATATGAACCAAGTTACTATCAGTAATTTGATGGTACAAATAAATCAGTCAAAAACAAAGTCAGTCGATGAGGACTTAGTTCGTCATATGGTGTTGAACTCTTTGCGTGGATATCGCACAAAGTTTGGTGAGGCCTTTGGTGAACTTGTACTTACCTATGACAGTAAGAAGTATTGGAGGCGGGATTACTTTCCCAACTACAAGGCAAACCGTAAGAAGGATAGAGCAAAATCAGACCTTGATTGGAATTCTATCTTTAATGCATTGAATGCCATTCGTGATGAAATTCGTGAGACTTTCCCATACAAGGTTGTTGAAGTCGAAGGTGCTGAGGCGGATGACTGTATCGCTGTGATATGTCAACATATTGCTAAGACTCCAAATGAGTTTGAACCCATTCTAATTCTGTCTGGTGACAAGGACTTCATCCAGTTGCACAAATACAACTTCGTTAAACAATATAGTCCAGTACTGAAGAAATTTATCAACGGTATTGATCCGTCTATATATATAAGGGAACATGTGTTAAAGGGTGATAGGAGTGATGGTGTACCAAACTTCTTATCTCCAGATAATACATTCGTTGATGACTTACGACAGAAACCTATGTCTAAGAAGAAGATCGCTGGTTGGATTGAATCTAATCCAGAGGATGTCTTCACGGAAGAGATGATGCGTAATTATCAACGAAACAAAACACTAATTGATTTAGAGTGTATTCCAGAAGAACTAACAGGTAGGATTCTAGAAGCTTACAGAGAAGAACCTAAAGGTGACAGGAGTAAACTACTAAATTACTTTATACAAAAAAGATTGAGAAATCTTATGAACGATATTGGAGACTTTTAATATGAAAACGCATACACCGTTACTTTCTGAAATTTTAAAGAAAGTACACAACGCTAAAACTAAACCTGAGAAGATTGCAATTCTCAAAGAACATGATTGTGAACAATTACGAATGATTGTCAAATCATCTTTCGACCCTGCTATAGAGTGGCTTATCCCAGAAGGAGAAGTTCCATTCACCAGAAACGAAGCTGTTGCTGGTACAGAACATACAGTACTTCGAAGGGAGTCAAGGAAACTTTTTCACTTTATCAAAGGTGGTAATGATGCCCTTCCTCTATTCAAAAAAGAGAATATGTTTATCCAGATGTTAGAGGGATTGCATAGTTCAGAAGCAGACTTAATTATCGCTGCTAAGGACAAGAAATTGCATAAGGCATACAAAGGACTTTCAGAACATGTAGTGAAAGATGCCTTTGGATGGAACGATGAGTATCAAAGGAGTTAATAATGTTATCATCAAGTCAATTTAAAGAACTATTTCCTAATTGTAAAGACCCAGAAGGTTGGGTAGATGCAATGAACGAAGTGTTCCCTAAGTATGAAATCAATACACCAGAACGTATTGCATCATTCATTGCTCAGTGTGGACATGAGAGTGGTGGTTGGAGAGTATTCTCTGAGAACCTAAATTACAGTGCTAAGGCGCTGAATGCAATCTTTGGCAAGTACTTTCAACGTGCTGCTAGGGATGCAGAACCCTATCACAGGCAACCAGAAATGATTGCTAACGTAGTCTATGCAAATCGTATGGACAACGGTGACACCGACAGTGGTGATGGGTGGAAGTATCGTGGCAGAGGCCCAATCCAATTGACAGGTAAAGCGAACTATAGTTCCTTTGCAGAAGATATGGATGTTGATGTTGTCGATAATCCAGACATGGTTTCAGAAGACAAAGAGACCGCTCTCATGTCCGCCATATGGTATTGGAACAAGAACGGATTGAATCGCTATGCAGATAGTGGTGATATCAAAACCATGACTAAACGCATCAATGGTGGTTATATTGGTCTGGAAGACCGTATCCATCACTGGAAAGAAGCACTACATATGCTAGGTAGTGAGGCTGGAGACCATGAGTCCTTTGCCTCTCCAAGTGATGATGTGCCTTCGCCAGAAGATATTGGTGTGCTACGAAAGGGTATGAAGTCAGTTGGGGTTGCTACGATGCAAGAAGCACTAGGTATTGGTGCAGATGGTATCTTTGGCGCTGGAACTGAACGTGCCTTGAAAGAATGGCAAACTGCCAATGGACTTGTTGCTGATGGGGTTGCTGGGCCCGCAACACTAGGCGAACTTCTAGGATAACCAGTGGTGTGGTGGTCGTCTTCCTTTTCTCTCTCTAATAGCTATAGAAGCTTTTACACTGCGAGGGCGGCCACCTTACAAGGACGTAAATCTATAAATAGATATATGTCAGATCACCCTGTAACGCTATCACCAATACAACCCCTAAATGTCCTCAGTGATTACACTAGAACGTATGATTTGGGGGCGAATCAGGTAACTGCACATGTAGAACACAGTCGGGTTGGAAACGGCCCTGTTAGGGTAAGTGAAGTAACCTACACAACCTACAGTTCAGCTGGTGAATTGAGTCATGCCCCACCGCCATTAGGTGGTAAGATTGACTTATCTGCATAATAATTGAAAATAATTGAAAATAATTTCTAAGTCCTTGTTCTGCAAGGACTTTTTTTTTGATTTATTTTACGAAAACACTTGACATGTTATGATAACAATGGTATAATAGGTGTACAAATTGAGAAAAGAGAGAGATTATGCAGTATTTACAGGAAGTCACCAAGTGGGATGTCGATGCTCTAGGGTACAATGTACCAAGTCATACCTACATACTGGACAAGTCCCAGCACTGTGTGGGCTACATCAAAGAAGGTACTACTGAAGAGATTATCTTCAGCAAACCTATGAAGCAGTTCTCGAAATCAAGACGCAAATTTAAAGAAATAAAGTGCAAATAGTACTTGACATGTTATGATAACAATGGTATAATGGCTACATAAACTGATAAAGAGTGAGACAGATATGAATATGATTGACGTTATTGGTGGTAAAGTGTCCCAGAAAGAAATTGCTTTCAATGTGGTAGCAAAGATGATTGATGAACTTATGCCCCGACTACGCACATTAGAAATCACAGTTAGGATTAAGGACGTTAAAGACGCAATCGCTTACTGTATGATGGAAGACAACAATCGACAGTTTGAGATAGAGATCAGTCGTAACCTATCTCTGAAGGACTTTGTGACTGCACTGTGTCACGAGATGGTACATGTTAAACAGTTCGCTCGTAAAGAGTTGTGTGCTGAAGTTTCTGGAAGTCTCACACGCTGGAAGAAGTCTAAGGTTTCAGAAAGCACTGACTATTGGGATTTGCCTTGGGAGAAAGAGGCATACCGAATGGAATCAAAACTGGCCCAAATATGTTGGGATGCAGATATACTTTAAAAAAACTGTTGACAAACCGATTCTGGTTTGGTACAATAGGTATGTAAATTGAGAGAGAGAGAATATATTATGAAAAAAGTTACTGTAATACATGCTGCGTTTGAAGAAACCCCTGTTACTGTCGCTGAGGTTAATGTTCCTTGGGAAGTAATTAGTGAAGCTACTGATGCAAATCAGTGTCTTGAGTATGCTTATCGTTGGACAAACAATATTCAAGGTTCATGGAGTAGAGATAAAATCCTTACTGGTGATAATGGTGAGACAATTAATAATGGTGATTACAATGATGATGTCAAAGTACTAACTCCACTACATGTTTCAAAGAACACAGGCCAAGAGATGGGACTTCGTTCTACCTCTATGGGTGATATGATGGAGTTTGATGGAAAGAAGTATAAAGTTGCTGGATTTGGTTTTAAGGAGATAGTATAATGGGTAAAGTAAATGCTTACATGATGGATGTTCAATCGTTTGTATGGGACTTCTATAATTCAAGTGGTGATATTGATACCGCTACAGGTGTTAAGACAACCGCTGATGTCCTCGCTAAAGTGAAGGAAGAGTTTGGTGGTGGTATGGCAGTTGATTGCGCCACACAAGAAATCGCTGAGATTGAAGGGGGGTACTTCTAGATGATAAAAGAGTTATTAATACTTCCCCTACTAACCTTTCATGGACATTCTGTTAATGTCACTGAATTCGACCCTGACTATGCTAAACAAGAGATATCATGTCTCGCTACTAATGTTTACCATGAGGCTCGTAACCAAGGTGCAGCAGGACAAATCGCTGTTGCTTCCGTAACAATCAATCGTATGAATGATGATAGATTTCCTGACACAATCTGTGATGTGGTTACTCAAGGTATTCACAAACCTAGTTGGAAGGGTACAGGTGAGATGATACCTGTTCGACACAAATGCCATTTCAGCTGGTACTGTGATGGTAAGTCTGACTCAATTAGTGATATAACTGCATATAATGAGATTTATGTCTTGTCAGAACTGATATTTAATGGTACAATGACTATACTAGATATCACTGAGGGTGCGACCCACTACCATGCCGATTATGTAACACCTGATTGGGCATCAACTAAAACGAAAACAACAGAGATACAAGATCACATCTTCTATCGCTGGGAGAAACAATAATGAGTGAATTTAATCAAATTCCAACGACTTGGGAAGAAGAACTACAAAAGATGGAATTAGAAAAAGAATATGCAAGGGGTAAATATTTGGATATGGTTGCCGAACAAGAACAACAACTTCTACAAGATGAAAGATACAGGATTATCACTGAACATAAATTGGATTGTGTATTTTTAAAATACTATGGTATGTCAATGGATGCTACTAGAGAATTTTATAAAGATGATTCTCAATGGGTGGAGTGGTTTTCAAAAAGAATTGATACGAACTCACGCATGAAATTCACAGATAATGACATTGAATCTTTGTTGAGTAATGCACCAAACCAAACAAGTAACGGAGTTTTTTAAATGAATATA